CTAAAGGTTATTAACCAATTTTTGAAGAATTTTTCTTAAGCTAGAGGGTGGATGGATAGATTTCATCTTTGCTATATAAACAATCGCTAATGCTTCTGCATCTATCATGCTTATTCTACCTCTCGATTGTTCAACTATTTCGGATGCAAACTCTTTAACTAAATATTTCTCCATTAAAACACCTCGTTTTTTTACATTAATCTATCTATTGATAACGATAATCCAACTTAATTCATTCTTTCTAAAATTTTATGTTCTGGATAGTTACTATTCAAATAATGTTTAAGACTATTTAGACATGTAATATTGTTATCGATAATTGATTTTCTTTGGTACCCACTATATAAATAAACAATATTTTGGAACTCTACAACACTAAAAATATTATCTTTATTATCATCTAACTGAACTAAACTATCATAATGGATATCTATAGCCTGAGATTTCTTATAGATAAATTTAGTATCACCCATTGCCTTAATAAGCTCCACCTCATCATCATTCCATTTATCCATAAGAATTAAACTAGAAAGCGAGCTATCCATGCATTCACAAATTAAAGCATTTCCTCCTTCATCGTTTAAAATTACATTGGAAATACTGCCATAGAAATTATTCATTAACTCTAAAGAAATATCACTATCTTTATAAATAACAAGCTCCAATACTGCTGTTGTCTCCTTATCATTCATGTAAATCGCTCCTTATAGATAAAACCAATTATATTGTTTTCATATTAACACGAACAGACGTTCGTTTTCAAGTGATTTACTAGAGATTATTTACAAATTTAAATCTATTAGTATTTTTCACCAAATAAAAAAAACTGGTATACACCAGTTCTATAATCCTATATTGATAAAACCATAGTTAGTTTTAATAAAATCAAAATCTAGTTTATGCTGAAGGATAGAATAACTAACATATTTGCTATCTTTATTTACATATCCAGTATCATATTTACTAGCAACTTTCTCTAAAACTTCTTTATTCAGTATCTTCTCTTCATGATGTTTAAGCAATTCCCATATATACCACATCATCCCTGATACTTGAATTGTACTAGCTATCAAATTGCTATTGTCAAAAATTGATTTTGCTAAATCTAAAGCTCTATTTCCAAATGATGCCCTAAGCTGAATATCTTCTCCTTTTGCATTCGCTTTTTTAAAAATGTAAGTGCTATCCGAAAAATATTTTTGGCCTTGCTTAGGCTGTAAACTTGTTGAAGATATTTTATCTAACCTGTCTAACCGCCAATATAGTTCTTCGGATATTTCAATGATTCGGCTATAGCCCTTACTATTCGTCAATTTTGCCAGGAAAACACCGTTATCATCTTTTAAATCTTCCATCTTTAAATTTAAGATCTCACTATAGCCTTCACCTTTTATTCCTTCAAATAAACATAGTAAAAATACTGCATGTCTTTGATCTTCAAATAACTGCATATATGTTAATAATTGTTCTCTTGTATAACGTACTATTGATGCTTTATAGACAAATCTACTACAGTATTCCATATCAATAATACTTGGTAGTCTCTGTGATCGGTTATCTGTGTAGCCATTCATTATAGCCCAATCTATATATCTTCCAATAAAACCGATAGATGCACTGATGGATTGGGGGCTAGGCGACTTTAAACTATAAAACAACTCTTCCAACTCTACTTTATTCATGTCAAAGATATCTTTATTCTTTTGATTTTCAAGTAATGTTGCCTTATTAAATAGTGATAAATAAGTAGTAAGACTGTTATCTTGTATATCTAATGATTTTAGATACCATTCCTTAATATCTTTATTTAATACGTTTTCTTTAAGCACCTTTTACACCTCATTCTAAAATTAATTGTTGAAATATTTTTTGGATTTTCACTCTATTACGAGAACTGATATTACCATATTTAAGTATTCCTACTTCCTCCCACATGGCATTATTAATTGAGAAATCTAATTTATCTAAGTTCTTTTTTAAATTTTCAAATGGGATACTATGCTCATACATTTTAGCCGCCAATTCAATGTGTCCTATAAACATCCTACTCTTAAACATTAATGAATGTTTATCTATTAAGTTTGCCTTATAGTGAGCAAAGAGGTACATCATATATTCATTGACAATATTAGCTATATTAATAACTTCAAGTCGATTTTCTATCGAAAAACTATTATCGATCGCATTTGATAATTCAGAAAAGGTTACTACTTCTCCAAATGAATATTTTACATTGGAGTTCGATGTAATTCTCCCTTTTAACTCTCCCTCAGCTTTTAATTCAATAACAACTTCATCAGATAATTTATCTTTAGCTAATTCTTGTAAACGAGGTTTTGGTATTGGATTCGCTTTTGCCATATCTACTTGAACTCGTTTACATTGAGCTTCCGTCATATTAGAAAAAATAACAATCATAGCACCTTCTAAGTCGACTTTTTTCATATAGGCATTATAAATAGAAAAAGTTCGATGTGCTCCATCTAAAACATCTAATGACGATCCCTCCAATAAGGTGAGCGATTTATCACGATCATCATAAATAAATTCAGTTCCATTTTCCCCAGAACCTACTTTGGCATTATAGCGCAAAGTAGAGGTTATTAAATCTCCTTCCAACGCCTGTTTTTCAATATCTCGTAAAGATTTTGGATTTAAATTCATAACCTCTATAATCCCATTTTTAATCTTTTTCTTTTTTGCTTGCCTTTGAATATTTGGATTATACATTGCAATACCACTCATCCAAAGTTTACCAATAATTGAATTAGGAATTACAGCCACATACTCATTGTGCCCAGTTTTAAGAGTATTCTCAAAAGTATATGGCAATGTAATAGTTTCTTCATAAGGTGATTCCTTTATGTACAACCTCAACTCTTTGACTTCTGATGTATTTAGCCATTTCGTTATCCAATCTTCATCAGCATCATTAAATTTTAAATAAAGCTGTTCTCCCAGTAATAAAAGTTCCTGTAGGTTTGCTTCATATAACCTACTCTCATCATTAATTAATTCAAGAATATTACCAATACTTATATGATGTTTATGTAGTTGTGCAGAAATTTCATCTAATTTTAAATCGTTTTGAACCAACAAAGGAATTTTTGTTTTAATCTCTTCTATTAATAATTCTTTAGTTTTCCCAACCTTCAATACTCTTTCCTCCTCTATTTTCCAATTACATGGATTTACTTTAATAGTAACACATGATAATTTCAATTATAATATTTTTAAATTAATTAATCCAATTAAATTATCAACACAAGTTCGTGTAAAACCCCTTTCAATAAATTAATTAATTTAAAATATTGATTTATTTAATAATAAGACTATAATATAAAAGCATAAATATGGAAAAATTAAAGGAGATGAATATGGCATGGCTTTTCAAACAAGTAAGGATACGAAATATAATCAGTTAGTATTATCTGATATAACAGTTATAAAAGAGCTGTTAACTTTTAGAGGATCGATTGATGATACAAACTTTAATCAAGGTGCTTGTGCAACAAATTCTTTAAAAATGAACACAGATGTCATCAGTCTATTTGCGGATTTAGATGAATTAATTAAAAAAGCATTGAATGAAGAACAAATTAAACTACTTTCATATATTACAAAAGATTATTCCTATTATACTATCGCAAAAGTTTTAGGAATTCCCGTCAAAACTGTTGGAAGTAGATTTAATACAATCTGTCTAAAAATTAAACAAGAGAATGATAGACAATGGAGAAAAGTAACTTATATTAATAAATTAAGATTAAAAACAAAAAGATGTAGTAAATGTCATGATATTCTCCCTGCTACAGATGAATTTTTTAGTTTGAATAGCAGCAGTAGAGATTTATTCCATTCCCAATGTAAAAAATGTAAAAAATAAAGACATTATACGTTTGGGCGAAAAACTTGGATTATAACCTACACTAGTCACCATAATAAGTAGAAGGAGAATTAATATGAAAATACAATTACCACATACGATAATTGAATTAAATCTAGAGCTTCCAATACAAGAGCGAGTTCAATACATACAAACAATTTTAGAAAATGAGAAAATCGTTTATGGTGGAGAAGAGATTTCTTTAGAAATATATTTAAATATTACCTCGCAAGCTCATCATACAATCGTTTTATTGGATATGCTTGGGTATTATATGACTAAAGGATATTTTACTAGAGAAGAGCTTTTATTAGAAGAAGAAAACTTGAAATATATTAAGGAAGCTAAAAGGCGTAATAAAAGACGGAGAGAATTAGCAAAATTACTTAAAAACCAAAGTACACCTCATCAATTACAAGATAATTATGTACTCTCCCACTATAAACAGAAAGAAATAAAAAAAGGCTCTAACAGACATAATACATTTTCAAATACCTCATATTTTGAAGCTCTTGCACTTGGCATCGAGGATTTAGATGAGGAGTCTATCTAATAAGTGAATTAATTTAAAATACATATTTAAAATGAAATTTTCTAATAGGTCTGTACTGCTTTTTATACAGACCTATCATGAAGGTTTCATCTTCATAATAGAGTAGCTTAGACTTTTAATGCATGCAGTTTAACTAGGCTAGTATGAATCCTTATAAATAAATGAAAGAAGGTGATGCCTATTGTATGTATAAATGAATGTTAAGAATTATTATTGATGAAACCTTCAAAATTAAACTCTTCTTTAGGAGGCTGAGGATAAAGGAGAATGAAAATTGTAAAAAACATAACTGAATTTTATCACTCATTAATCAATAATGAAAAACTTCTTCGTTTGCTGTACTACATACCAAAAGATCAATTCGATGATCCACTAGACGATTCAAAATTGGATGTCTCTCAATTACCCGAGAAAGATCTTATACTTAATAATTTAATCGTTATTGGTGACAAAATTAGTGATTTATCATTAGAAACAAACTTTTGTAGAATTTGCTTATATACAGGATCTCGGATGCCTCAAAAAAATTATCTAAAAAGCATCAATCAATTTTCAGATAACCCCTATTCAAGCACTCAGCAATATAATTTTGATATTTATACACCTGATTCTGTCAATAATATTGATTTTCGTATTGATTGGCTTGGTGAAGTGCTAAATGAGGTTTTATTTCAAGAGGACATTGAAGAATTTGGGGATTTAAGATTCCATAGTGGACTCCCCATCACCAATTTACCAAATGGTTTTGTTGGTTATCGCTGGAGTTACATTATGCCCTCAGGGCAACAACCTACAGGGTATAGATCATGAACATTACCACGAAAAGGGCTTTTGGAAAACCTCTTAATTATAAGGGTTTGAATATTTATCCTGTAAAAATGAAGGATGTAGATGAATTTTATGATGCTGTGCAGTGCTTACTTTTACCTAAAAACGATTTTCAACAGCCTGAAATAATTAGAATGTCCTACTTATTCTTTTTAATTTCCGTTTCACAAAACGATGGTGGGCATGAAATAGTAGAAAAATTAATTTCATTATACCGTTTAATTTTTAAGACCGAAGATATTCAAATTTCGATGAATGAAAAAGGTATGGTTTTTATGAAGATTGATGGTATTACTTTGTATGAGCGAGATTTCGATAAAATCAAGACCATTATTAGTGAACAAAATCTTATTGACTTAGATGATGATTTTATTGATCCTGGGACAAAAAAAGCCATACAAGAAGCACGTGCATTTATGGCGAAAAGAAAAACCAGACAGGCAGATTTAGAGCAACAAATAATTGCCTACCATTGTAAATCTAGTTTACCCTACCATGAAATTGAACAATTAACTTTATATCAATTCCATAAAGGATTATCACGCATGGACTATATGGTAAGTAGCGATGCCATTCTAAATGCACGCTACTCAGGGATGATCGAATTTAAAAATGACCAAGATCTCCCCCATTGGTTAGGTTATATTGAAGAACCAAAGAAAAATGAAGATGTCATTATAACAAAATCAGCATTTGATCAACAAATGAAAAAGCTAGGACTTGAGCCTAGTTCCAATACAAATAAAAACTAAAAGGATGGTAATTTTTATGTCACAACAAAATCAATTTTTAACTTCAGTAGCAAATGTTCGTTTATTTGACCGTTTAACAAATGAATTAATTTTAAATGGTAAAACATTACTTAATTCATCTATGACGCAAGCAATTCAAACACAGGCTATTCATGCAGGGAAAGGCTCTAAAAAGGTATACGAGCTTAACTATCAAAAGGAATTAACATTCTCCATTGAAGATGCTGCTTTTGATACTGCTTATATCGCTTTACAAAATGGTACAGAAATCAATCATCAACTAGCTGAATACTATACAGATGAAATTATTTTACTCGATGCAGCTGGGAAAGGCACATTAGCTGAGACGCCTATCGGCATGGTGCATGTAGAACAGCTAAACGGGACATTTACACAATATACGCCTACTGGTAAAGAAATTAGTGTTCCTGCATTAGCTGGAAAAGAGATCCAGGTTATCTATGCTGTTCAGGAAATGATGGATACAATTGAGATTTCTGCTGACTCGTTCCCTAAAGCTGTTCGTATGGAATTAAACGTAGATATTCGATCAAATAACGGGAAAACTGGGGAAGTTATTATTGAAGTGCCGAACTTCAAACCGAATGGTGCTGTTGAAATTTCAATGACACATGAAGGTGTAGCTTCTTCTTCCCTAGCTGGTAGCTCGCTTGCCGATAAAAAAGGTAATTATGCTTATATTAAACTTCGTAATTTATCAGAGGAAAAAGTACAATTTACGGCACTAGCTGCCAATCCATCTCATGTAGTTCTTGATTCCACTATCGTTGGAGATTCACAACGAATTTCAGTATTAGGTATTCGTGGCGCAGGCTATAGCAATGTTTTATTACAAAACACTGATTTAACTTGGACATCAAAGGATTCATCCATTGCAACTGTCAATGCAGATGGTGTCGTTGCTTTAGGAGCTTCTTCAAAAGTCAACGATCAAACAATTATTGAAGTAACTGATGGTACATACAGCGAAAAAATTATTGTAGATATCGTATAAATGAATTAATTTAAAAAGGGTAGAATTCTTCTACCCTTTTCACTTTTAACTCAGTAAAGGAGTGTACTATGACAAAACGTGAGACGAAATTAACATTGACAGATATCCATAGGAATGCAGAAGAATTAAATAAAAAGCAAAAATTTTTCATTGATAAAGATCAAGGAAAATTTATTTATTACTACCCTAAATTTAGTAAGCGTAAAATAACTATTTTAATCAATGATCTATCCAATACGATGTCCTATGTAGAGCAGCATAAACTAGATTTTTTCAACAATGATGACGAATTAAATAATTATATTTTATTTTTAATTATTAAACATTTCACTGACTTACAAACTGAATTAAAAGATAAATCAGTTGAACTTCATTTTGCTACTATGAATGAGCTAGTTGATATCGGCTGGTATGAGTTGTTCCTGATGGACATGTTCACAATCCACGAAATTTCTAATGTTTTAGATGAAATTAATAAACGACTAAATTTAAGTATTAAATATTTAGCGTTAGAAGAAGAACTCAATCATAGATGACAAACTGTTAATTTCAATACATAATGCGAAAAGAATATTAAAATTTTGAACTACTCCCTACCTTATTGGGAGGGTATTTGAATATTTAGGATATTTACTGTCACATAAAAAAAATAATCAAATTAAATCAGCTTCCATCTGAAACATAGTAGCAGAATGGATGATTTAATGAGGAGGGAAAATTGATTGAGTACTGGTGGTGAACAAAAAAAACCAACAGAGCTTCTTGTCGCTCTAGGAATCAACGACAAGGTCTCGAAACAAAATATATCTACATACATAAAAAAATTAAAAAACATCCCCAAACCAACAATCAACTTAGACGTTAAAGGGTCTAATACTCAAATATTTAATGAGTATGGAAAACAAATAAAAGCATTGGAGAAGCAATTAGAAACGCTTCATTTAAAACTGCAAAATGTTGGAACAGAAAATTCTGCTCCCCTTTCCATCTTCAAAGATTTCAAGCAGCAATTTACTGACTCTATAAAATCTATTGATACTCTTAATGAAACATTTGATGATTTAAAAATAAATGTTAACGCATTTTATAAACAGCTGGGTAAAATCCCTACTGGCGATCTCCATTCTCTTATAAATTTAGTGACACAATTGAAAGTAGACATGGAAACAATCGCTACTAATCAATTTAAACTCTATGGCATCCAAGAAACGCAGCAAAATTTACAGGCTTTAGAATCTAATTTATATAACATCTACGAGCTCCAAAAAGCCTATGCAAACACTACTGACTTCGAACAATTAGCTTCTCAAATCACCGATTTAAATACCCAACTGAACAATATGCAGCTTGGCGAAGGCTTAAACATAGCGGGCATTTCCGATATTTCAAACCAATTAGAAAAGATGAACCAGAGTATAGTGACATTTGGGAAGAATACAGCAGAAGCGGCTCAAACTTCTACATCATTTGCCTCTTCCATAATGAATGGCATTGGCCTTGCCTCTACACTTAAAACACTTGGTGAAGATATTTTAGGCACGGGAACAGCAATTACTGGTAGAGCATTGCTTGGATTTAATCTAGTTGGAATTGGATTAAGTGTTGGCGGATTTGTTTTAGATAAAATAATTGAAGACAGAGAAAAAACCAAACAAAAAATAGAAGAATTAAAAACTGAAGAACAAGAAATATTGAAATCTTATACTTCGAATGCCAGTGAAATTGATAGTCAGTTAGAAAAATATTCTCAACTAGAAAATGCTATGGCGTTAGGAAATACAGACCCTTCTGTTATGAATGAATATCAAGAAATTTCTAATAGACTTGGTGAGATTCTACCTAACATCGTCGCTCAAGAGGACGAATTCGGGAATAAGATTATTGGTTCAGCGGATGCTTTGAGAGTGAAAATTGGACTCCTTAAAGAACAGCAAACTATTGAAGCAGAAATTGCTAATCTGGCAGCCCAAGATAAGCGAAATGATGATATTGATACTCGGAAAAAGTCAATCTCTGACCTTGAGGACTCACATAATTCAAACATAGATTCAGCAGCTAGAATTCTTAGCCACCAAGCTAACAGTTCCTTCATTGTAGGGGATGTTAAATTTTATGATGATAATTTTAAACCTCTCCTTAAATCTGCTGAAGATTTCGAAAAGAAAATTAAAGAATTAGATAATTTACAATCAAAAGCTGAAAAAGATGGTAACACAACTCTAGCAAATTATTATAAAGAATTAAGTACTATCGCAAAAGGCCAAATAGATATTATTATAAAATCTGATGCAGAATTAAAACGAGAAATATTAGCGCAAAAGAATGATTATATTACTAATATGGCTGATGTTATCAACGAGAATAATAGATTGACGGATAGTGTTAAAAATAATGCAGAAGGTTTTGCTGCCCAGCTAATTGCTTCCGCCGATGTAAACGACCTAGACAATTTACAGGATTCTTTAACATCATTATTTTCAAATGAAAAAGCCAGTTCCGTTATCAATGAAATAGTAGGTTCGTTCCAAAATATGGAGAATGCTACTTCTGAAACTTTTGAATCGATGGCAAATAAAACTAAAGATAATATGAACAGTATTTCTACTGATTTGTCCAAGCTTGGTTTAAGTGAAAAAGAAGTAGGTAGTATTATGGGTTCTTTAAAGCAACATTACGAAAATACTACTCAAAAACAAAAAGATTTATCTGTTGAAATGAAGGTTAACAATTTAACATTTGCTGAAGCAAAAGCAAAAGTAGAAGGCTACAAAGATGAAGTTAAAAACCTTACTACCTCTCACGAAAGATTAGCAGGAGTCTCACAGAAAAGAGTAAATGATACTTCTGATCTTTTATTTAATTATGAAATGTTAACGAATCGATTAAATGGATTTACAGAAGAAGAGATTCGTAATCTAAATCAAAAAAGCAAATTAACTGCAGAAGAACAATATCTTGTAGATACTTTGAATTCTCGAGATTTAATTTTAAATAGCTTAAATACTCTTTATCCATCACTACTTGATCAAGACGGTAAAGCAATCAAACTAAGTGAAGAAAAGATTAATGCAATTCAAGCTGAAAACCATGCAAACGAAACATTATTAAAAGCTTATAAGTTAGCACGAGATGGTAAATTAACTACAGAGCAACAAATGACAGTGGATGCTGCTAAAGCCGCAAAAGATAGAATTGAAATTAAGAAAAGTGAAATTCAAGCTCTACTAACATCAAATTTTTATTTACAACAATTTATCGACAATCAGAATAAAGGCGCCAAAATGACTGATGCTGAAGGTCGTGCAGCAATGAGAGCTTCAATGATCAAAGCTTCCAATGATATAAAAGTTGAGGATTTAACAAATGAGTTGAACAGCTATCAAAAAGAATTAGATAGTAATATATCTTCAATAGATAAATTCATTGATGCTAAAGGTCATTCACAAAAAGCAACCAATAATGCTAATAAAACAACAACACAATCAGTCTATATAACCGATAAATACAAACAAAAACTAGAAGAGTTAAATCTCGGAATTGAAAAACAACAAAGATTGCTGTCTAAGCTACCTGAACACTCTAGTGAGTATCGAAGAGCTTTAGAAACTCAAATTCAGTTTGAAAAAGAAAAACTTAGTGTGATGCAACAGCAAGAAGCTTCTTTAAAAAATCAGATTGCCTCAGGGAAAATTCAGCAAACAGGTAATATAACAAGCAAGTCCACCACTTCTTCTACAACTACTAATCTAAACGGTTGGTCTGGCAAAATCACTAGTGCATATGGAGGCCGTAAAGACCCGATTACTGGAAAATCGGATAACCACCTCGGTGTGGATATTTCAGGTTCTAAAGGAACTCGCTTAGATGCGAATGTTGCAGGCAAAATAATAGCTAGTGGTGATGCTATTAAAAATGGATATGATGGTTCTTATGGCAATATCGTTGTCGTACAAGATGCTAACAATTCCAAACATCTTTATGCCCATTTAGATAAAGCTATCGCTAAAATTGGTGATTACGTTGATGTGGGAACGCAAATAGGTAATATTGGTGCTTCTGGTAGAGTGACAGGTCCACATTTACATTACGAAGTGAAGAATGCTAATGGACAACGTGTAGATCCAACAAGTTACTATACTGATGCAAAAAATGGAGTCACATCTTCTACATTCTATGCAGTTGACACGACACAACAAGCTATTGATCAAACTAAATCTGAAGTAGTAAGTTTACAGCAACAGATTTTAAACCAAAAAGATTTAGTAGAAGACCTTGAGCGCGGCATAATTGATAGCTATCTTTCCTCTTTTGAAAACAAAAAGACAACTATTGATAACTTATTGGAAACTAGTGATAACAGATTAAGGAAACTAACTGTCACATCAGAATCCTATCGTAAAGAACTAGACAAACAAACAGCTGCTTTAAATGATAAAAAGAAAATTAACCAAAATGAAATTGCTTATCTTGAAGGCGTTATTAAGAGTGGCACTGTCTCAAAAAAGGTCGTTGATGAGTATACGCAACGTCTACATGAACTGAACAATGTCAACAGTGAGATAGATTTTGCCATTTGGGATGTAGGTTCAAAAAAAGTTGAATCCTACATGTCAAAGTATGAAGAACAACGTCAAATACAAGATAACGTTATTGCATATGAGAAAGCTAGACTTGAAGAATTAGATACTTCCTCTGCTAGGTATGTAAAATCGCTCGTGAATATTAATAATGCGATGAAGGAAAAACAAAATGCCAATCTTTATGAACTAACTCAATTAAAAAATCTAGTAAATGGAAATAAAGTATTTGGCGATGGATTACAATCTGCTAAGCAACGAATTGAAGAGTTAACGATTGGGATGAAAGAATTACAAGTTGATATTCAAGATAGTGATTATGATATTTTAATCAATATCAAAACCCAATCGGATGAGAAAATAAATAATATAGAATCCGAAATAAATCGAGCTGAATTAATTCGTAAAATGTTTGATGAAGGTTCTGCAGATTATGAGAAATATACAAACATTATCATTAATGCCCAAGAAAGAATTGCTCAACAGCATTTAGAAACTAGAGATAATTTGCTAGAGGAATTAAAACAGCGTGATATCACTGCTGAACGTATCAAGGAAATTACAAAATTAATCAATGATGAGTATAATGGCTATTTAAATGCCACGTTAGCTATTAAAGACTATACAAAGCAAAAGGAAGATGCAAAAAAAGCCCAACTCGAAAAAATTGCAGATAAAGCTATTAGTGCCTATAAAGATTATTATCAAGAACTTCGAGATGAACATATTAAGCAACTTGATGAGGAAATTGAGCGCGAAAATAAAAAACATGAAGCAATCATGAAAAATCTTCAAGAAGAAATGGACTTGTTTAGAAAAAGTATTGAAGATAAGCTAAGGCTCATTGACCGAGAAGAAGCTCAAAGAAGTTATGATATGGAGATTTCCGATTTAGAAAATGAACGGAATAATGTACAGAGCCAGTTAAATATTTTAGCTCTAGATAATTCTTATGAAGCGAAGGCAAAGAGGAAAAGTCTACAGGAACAGTTAGATGAGATTGATAAAACAATTACGGAAAAACGCCATAACCGAGAAATTGATTTACGTAAAGAATCGTTAAATGATGCTTTAGAATCAAAAGAAGAAGAAATAAATGAAAAGATAGAGTTACAAGAGTCAGAGCATGAAAATTTAGTTAATAAAATTAATCTTGAAAAAGAATATTGGGAGTCGCATTATAGCGATTTACTAAATGATGAACGCAAATTCACTAAATTGAGAGAAGATATCGTCGCTGGTCATTTAAGTAATGTTGGGGCAGAATTCAATCAGTTTCATGATAAATTAAAAGCTTCTCTACCAGAGATAGGAAACAATTTAAGCGGTACTATGGAAACAGTAGGTAGGTCAATTCGTGATAATGTTATTTTCGAGTTAGAAGAGGCTCTGAAATTAATAAATCAATTTAATGATAGTCAAATATCAAAAGATAATGGTTCATTTGAATCGAATCTTTCCAATCCACAAACATCTAAAGGCAACTTATCTAACGCGGACTTACAAGTTCTATTAGGAAAGTTCTTATATGACAGAGTTTTGCCGAATGTTTCTGGCCAGGATCAAAGTGCCGTTAGTGAAATGGCAAAAAATTTAGCATCAAAGGGTCGCGATAAGGCTGATTCTCGATTTACTGAAAATGGTGCTAATTTTAATGAGTCCACAAGGGTTCTTACACAAGCAGAAATGGATTCATTATCAGAGTATTTTAATAGTAATAAAAACTTGCTTGGCGGGAAATATAATAGCTTTTTTGAGCAGTTTTTCAATGAGAATTCAGGCAATACACAAGAAAATGGAAGTAAACTATCTGATGCGGATATGAAAGTTATGTTAGGCAAATTTATTTACGAGAAACTTGTACCTGAACCATCTTTAAATGCAAATACAAAAATTGCTCTAAAAAACAAAGCTGATAATCTCGCTTCAGAAGGCAGAAATGAAGATTCCCGAATCTCCGAAAACGTAACATTTGATTCTGTAAAAAATAAGTACTCTTCTGAACAAATTAATCAATTAAAATCATTCTTTAATTCTAATTTAAAAATGATTGAAAATACTACAACACGTGAATTAATGAAGAAAAAAATTGCTTCACTTGACAGTGGCGGTTTCATGAATTGGACTGGAATTGGGATTGATGGTAAAGGAGGAAAAGCTATTATTGCTCACCCTCAAGAAATTATGTTGAATAAAGCTGATACACAAGGTTTGTTTAATTCAATCAATATAATGGATAGTATCATGAATAATCTATCCCCTTTCCTACTAAAGTTCGCCCCATTCCAAAAACCATCCTCTGTTAGTACTGGCGATACTTATGGTGACATCAAGATAAACTTCCACATCGATAAAATGAACGGTGACAAAAACGACTTAAATCGATTTAGTAAAATGATTGATGATGATTTATTGCGTAGGAAAGGAATGAGAAAGTAATGTTGGAATCTATTCATTTTATGTATGACAACATTTCATCGAAAGATATGGGTATTCAAATTGCTTCAACGAGAGGAGGTTTATTTGAAGAGAACTTTCTCCCTAGGAGGAGAATTATTGAGAAAAAAATTGCTAATAATGAAAAACCGTATTTTCAAAAAGTTGAACATGAACCCCTCTCTTTTAACTTGTCCTTTTATCTTGAAAATTGGCTCGATGACCAAGATATAAGAAAGATTGCTCGCTGGTTATTCCAGCCTTATTACAAACCGTTAATTTTTGACAATAATCCAAATAGAGTATTATACGCCCTTGTAGAAGGAAATTCTGCCTTATTACATAATGGATTAAAGCAAGGTTATGTAGAATTAACTATTAGATGTGATTCTCCCTATACCTACTCTCATGAACTTATATTTAATAATATGGCATTTAGAAATTCTAATACCGGTTATCAAATTAACGACGACATGAAAAGCTTTGAACAAGGAAGTTTTTTTAATTCAAAGGTTACTTCTAATGGTTTAACGATTGATAAAATAGATAATTCTTGGGGAGCACAATATGCCCATATCAAAAAATGGAGTGAATTTTAAATATGGAAACAACAAATGGACTTAAATTAAATATTACTACTGAATCCTCTTTTGAAGATGATGATATAAAAAATACCATTGTTGAATATGGCAATAATTTTAGTAAATTAGAAAAATACTTAAAAGATTCTACTCAATCTATTGAGGATCTAAGTGATAATAAATATTATCCAATTGGTCATATTATGTGGAATAAGGTACCTGCTTCAGGTTCTTTTATCGGATGGGTTGTCACGAGAGAAGGTATTCAAGCAAAAAAATGGTTACCAAATAAAAATTACAGTATTGGCAATTTAGTAAAGCCCCCTGTAGATAATGGTGGCCTTTATGAATGTGTGGTCGATGGGAAAAGTTCCACTACCCCTCCAACCTTTATTACTTCCTTACAACAAGAATTCCCTGAGGTAACAGGAAAAATTTGGCGCAAAGAATTCAATTATGAGGTAGGAGATTTGGTATTCCCTACAAATGGAAGTAAGACATATTATTATCTTTGTGAGACGGCAGGCTACTCCTCCACTACTGAACCTGAATGGTCTTCTGTTCAAAACGATACAGCATTTATTGATAATTCAGTTGTATGGAGAAAGGCAAAAAATATTATTTGGAAAAAGGTTGGCACGAATAGTGAATTTAGACCTTTTGGAAAAATAGAATAGGAGTATTTAGAATGAAATGGGGTTCTTTAATAAACTCAACAGGCTCTTATATATCTAAATTTTATGAAATTACAAATGCTTCTTCAAAATATTTAACAACTATCCTCGCCAATATTATAAACGTACACCATCAACAAATAGAGTTTTTCTATTCCCTCTCTTACGACTACAAGAATTGGACCAATTGGAAAGCAATAAATTTCAATGATAACAATTTGTTAGATGGATATAATTTAGATGGTTTAATTTTTAGATATAAGATTGTTCTTCATGCAAAAAAAGATAACGAAAAACCTTATATACAATCCTTCTCTATCGCCTTTGATCCTTGCGAATCCTTAGAAAACTTGGGCGATTTTATTGTTAAACCAAAACTATGGATTAAGAAAAAGAATGGAAAAGGCAGTATAGAACTAACCAATATCATGACAGACCAAACGTTAGTTGTAGACAATCTTATCGATAATGAAGAAGTGTTTATTGATTGTCAAAAAGAAGATATTATTTCTGACAGGCAGCACCTAGGTGTTTATCGGTACGATGACCATAATGATGAGTACCTGGAATTAGTAGTCGGATCTAATCTCCTAAAAGGAAAAGGGGATTTCGATATGAATGTTAGACATCAGTATGTCTTTTTGCAGGAGTGAGGTGAAAAACATTGAAATTAGGTGAAATAGATTACCGTTTAAAACCAGATGATGCAAGAATATTTTTATGTAGCCCTGATAAAAAAACAATTGCCAGAATTAGTGAGGCATATGATATCAATTATAGTACTAAAGTTTCGGTACTAAATGAAATTTCATTTAAGATACCTACTGTCCTAATGGATGATGGTATTCCTTTTGAAAATAAAAATATCGATAAAATAAAGAACAGGTACCTTTTTAAATTGAAATACGACCAAATCACTGAATACTTTTTAATGAACGAATCAAGTAAATCATATAGTGATGATGAGTATATTAGTTATACAGCTTTGTCACTCGGTGTTCAATTAAGTGATAAAAATATAAGACAATTTGAAGTAGTCAGTAAAACATTGTCTCAAATTACTACTGATATTTTATCTTCTGTAAATACAAAATGGAAACTAGGCTACGTTGACAGTTCCTTCGAGGAGATTTATCGAAGTTATGAGGTTGCTTCAAATAACATTTTAGAAATTATTTATGATTTAGCAAAAGTTTGGAACGCTTTAATTGTATGGGATTCAGTAAAATATGAAATCAATTTCTATAAACCGGAAAATATAGGTAAAGATAAAGGTTTTCACCTACGTGATGGAAAATATTTAGAGTCATTCAATTTAGCGACAAACACAATTGATACAATCACTCGTTTAAAAGTGTATGGTCAAGATGGCTTATCCATACATCGATTAAATCCTACAGGTCAATCATATCTTGAAGATTACAGGTACTACCTCTACCCTTTCAAACGTGAAAACGGGGTTGTTGTCAGTCATTCTAAATATTTAACAGATAGTTTATGCATTGCATTAGAAGACTATCAAGCGTTGGTTGAATCCTTATCAGAGAAATTTACTAACTTAACCACAATGGTCACTACACAAAATTCAATTATCCAAACGGAGGAACAAAAACTAAGTACTCTGAATACACAAAGAGTCATTATTGAAGATGAATTAGATTTATCCAATGCAAATTTTCATTCCTCAACTCCAAAACATCAAGACATCATTCAACGTTTAGAGGCCAAACGATCAGAGATCTCCAATCAAGAAGCTTTCATAAGAGATTTAAACTATCAGCTTTCTGATTACGTAAATGAATTATTTGCGTTACAGGAAAAGTTAACTAGAGAAAATAACTTTACAGTTGAGCAGTTAGCCGAGTTATCAGATTTTGAAATAGAAAAAGAATATACTAATGATTCAATTGTTGATGATGAGGACTTAATGGAAGATGGTAAGGAAATATTCAGACAATTTTTGGAGCCAAAAATCAGATTAGATATGAATTTAATTGATTTTCTATCCATCGTTGAATGTCAAAATGATTGGGACAAGTTAAGTTTAGGAGATATTATTAGAGTTAGATATGATAGATTACAAGTAGATATAAAAGCCAAAATTACTGAAATTACGCATGACTTTGAAAATGAAAGTATTTCTGTTGTTATCGAAAATGAATTCGATGAAGACAATAATTGGTTAGAACAGCTTAATAAAGCAGGCAATACTTCTACAATCGTTCAGATGGATAAATGGAAATGGAATTTGTCTGAACAGAACAACGGTGCCATTAATGATATTATCAATAATAAATGGGATGCATTAAAAAATGCTGTCATGGCCGGTTATAACCAGAAGATAGAAATAAGCGAACGTGGCATTATTGTGAGAGATTTAGAAGATCCATTAAGTTGGCTTGTTATACAAAATGGATTTCTCGCTATCACCAATGATAATGGTGAGTCATGGAAACACGCAATTTCAAAGGATGGAATTTTTGGCGAGCGTATTTTTGGGAAGATCATATCTGGTGTTAATTTGATTATTGAAGATGAATCTGGTATTTGGGTAACACAGGGCTCGAGAACAACGATTTATAATCGACGTGGTGAAGAAACCATGTATTTAGGCTTAGTTTCTAATAATACAAAAGATGAACAAGGAAACTTAATTCCTCAGGACAATGAATGCTTTGGACTGGTGTCTTGGAATGATGTAACAAGGGTTGCATTAACTACTTGTGAAGGATTTTCTGTTAGCCAAAAAGATAATGACGAATGGAAAAAGGTGTTATGGGCTAATACAGATGGTACTCTCTACTCTAGAAACATGATTGCTGAGAATATTAAGATTGTAAATAATCTTGATGAAGTCATCTTAGATGCTGAAAATAACTATTTTAATATTGGTTTATTTGACAAGATTGTCGCAGATGGCAAATTAACGACGCTTGAAAAATTAGAGCTCATTAAAGAATTATATAAAATCCATTCAGACTACAAATTGCTTCTTCAACAGGCACAAAAATACATACGAAGTGAGAGAGATAATGTTTCAGATATTGATGGTGCTTTTAATACTGCAACTCAAACCTTCCCTACCGTTTACTCTACTACTGACAGGTATTCGACAAGTGCAATAAAAAATGCATATTTAGAGTTAACAACTTACATGTCCAATTATATCAAAATCATAAATACTGGTTACCTTGAATCATCCTACTTAAATATTGATATGACTGATCCACTTACAGAATCCACGAGTCCCATTGAGAATCGTGGTATTTTTGTGCAGAAATTTAAAAATTATTATGATGAAGCAACTAGACTAAGACAAGAAATTGAGGATTCCTTATTCTATTCGGGTCTCACAATGGGCAGATATCACAACAACCTCATTATGAGCGATTTTGGCTTTATCGCTGTTCGTAATGATGGGAAGTATCGAGCTTATCTAAATGCCACTAATGGACTTGCGTTACAGAAATGGGAAAATGATAAATGGGTTAGTAAATTATTTGCCACATTAGGAGATTCTAAATGGGAAGACGGAACACTATACGCTGAAGGATTGGTAACGAAAAATCTTCGAATTGTAGATGGTGACTTAGGTGATGCCATTACTCTCGACTGGAAAGATGGTATCACTATTTATGGAAAAAATGGTGAGGAAATTAGATTAAATGCTAATGAAGCTATCTCCATTTATGTCGATGGTCAGAAGAAATTTTACGTAGGTATTGATGGAAGGCTTTATGCAAAAGACATTACTACTCACAATCTTAAAATAGTTGATGGTTTCTTAGGTAAAAAAATTACCTTTGACCAAAATGATGGTATCACTATTAATGGGAATAATGGTGAGGAAATTCGCCTAAACGCTAATGAAGGTATTGCGATTGATGTTAATCATGAACCTAGATTTTGGGTAAGTAAAGAAGGGCACTTGTACGCACGAAAGCTTTTCATTATGAATGGTGAATTAGATGAATCTATTCTTGAAGGATTAGATGAGGATGATAGCTTTATCTCTGATTTGACGGTTACTAGACTAAGAACTTATGACCCTATTGACCCTGATAATTTTGTTCATATTAAACAAAAATTCTTAAGATTTATTACCAAAAATGGTTCAACAGAAAATGTTAAATATGAAATGTATTTTGAGGGTTCAGGAGTCCAAGCCTACCCTATTGCTATTTGGGGGAGCGGTTCTGGAAATAATACTAACAATAATAAAGCTAAGCAATATAAAACCCCTCAAGGTTTCTTTACTGAGTATATAGATGAAACTGGTGAAAAACACTCTATTAATTTAAACACAGAAAGCACAAAATCTATAGAAATTAATTCACCTAGAACAGTATCAATTAAAGGTGGGAGCGGTAGTATCACAATGAATAACTCACTTTTAGAAATAAAATTTGGAAGTAATACGATGACTATGTCTGCAACAGGCATTAAATTAAATGGTACTCGTATTGATCTAAACTAAGGAGCGTTAGCATGCCTGAAGTATCAGTAAGAGGTAATAAAATAAGTAGCTCTATTGCTGGTAAGCACGTTAAAGTAAGGAAACCTAATCAGCCTCAGTGTGTTCCAGAATATATGGATGGTCAGTATTTTGGAGGCTACTGGGTGGGAGATGTTTGTTATGGTATCGAAATCCCACCTAGCTCGCCTTACGATGAGCTAGATATCGATGCAACTGTGGAAGGCACCATTAATGAAGGAATACCTACTGTTTTTGTGAATGGCAAGGAAATTGCATTTTCAGGTGCCAAAACACAAGAACAAGATTCATATAATGTTCCTAGTGGCTGGTCTTATGTCAGTGGCGGACATTTTAGCGCAAATGGTTCTGTAAGCACAGGAAGTTCCAGGGTATTTGTGAGCGGTAAACCGCTTGCTAGAAAAGGTGATTCTGTAAAAACCCATGCAGACTCCAGCGCTTCTATACAAGAAGGATCTAATAATGTGTTTGCCAATTAAATTTACTTGGAAAGGAGGTGAGAAAATTGTCACTACCTATTAATTATTTAGAATTTAATAACCCTATTCATATCGTTTGGCGAAAAGGAACACCAAACGACCCATACATCGATCGACTGGATATCGCTCGTGTAGTCAATCAACGTGTTTTTTTATTAGAAATTCCTGATGAAATGTATAAGGTTAGAATTTCAGGTATGTTTGAAATTAATTATGAAAAATTCATAAAGCACAACTTAGAAAATAATGAATTTTATGTAGACTATTCTAATGGATTTGTTTATTTCCATGCAGTGAAAGAAGCAGAAACTATGTCAATGGTGTACAAAGGAAGAGGTTTAATCCTTTACCCTTCTACACGAATCGTACATTATGATAGTACCAATTCTACCGAGACACTACACGAAATTATTGAAAGAAGCAAAAAACAAGTTCAAGAACTAATTGATCAAACGGATAACTATAAAGAATATTTAAAAAAGCTGGTCATTGCTATTAATGAATCAAATCATGCTACTGACCAGGCTTTAATTGCCACTCACAATGCTAATGAAGCAACCGAACTAGTAAGAGATGCATACAAAACAACAGTTTTAATTTATCAGCCATTCGTCAATACATATGATGACATTGTAAAAAAATTCCCCTACCCCGAAGTTGGATGGACAACACAGGTTTTTGATACAGGCATACGTTATCGTTGGAATGGAAAGGCATGGATTCCTATCGATGCCTTAGGTGGAAATGTGCCATTAGCCAACGAAGTAATAAATGGATTAATGAGTAAAGAACAATTCGTTAAGGTTCAAAATATTACTGAATTTGTAAATGAGAAAACAATTGTATTTATTGTTCCGAAAGATATTTTGCAAGGTGTGCAAGACCCACATATCATATTTGATTGGGACGGTGAAATTGTTGATATTCAAGCATCGATTTCTATTCAAGGTTCAGTACCCACCCCTATTCAAATACAAAAATCATCAAATTTCATTGATTGGTTGGATATCACAGATAATCCAGTAATCATTGATGAAGATCGTTATTTAAATAATCAAGTATATACGTTAATGAACAGTACGGTGAAGAAGGGAGATGTGTTTAGACTATACATCCCTTCTTTTTCTGTGGATGCACAAAATTTATCTGTCAATGTAAAAGTAGCATTGAAATAATTTAAAACTCACTATTAATACCCTCAACAATTTAATTTAAATAATACATAGGAAAGTAGGAATTTAATATGACAAACCACCCTCAAGTATCATGGTATGAAGGTGCTAACACAAAATCAAGCGAAGTAAAAAACACAGTAAACTACGATACTGTTGATGCAGACTCTCAATCACAAATTAAAGTTTTCTATATTTGGAACAATCGTGGTGGTACAGAAGATGTTTCTAAAATGGAGGAAGTTGTCTTCACTACTCGTGATAGACAAGGTGGTGACGGTAGCGCACAAGGAAATGTCATTGAAGCTGTTCGTGACAACTGGTTTAATGTGCGTGTTGATAGCCTGAATGAAACAGGATGGACACCTGTTGGTAAGGGTGGGGTTGGTACAGCCAACCCTCCTGGAACTAAAGATTTAGGAACAACAGGAACTACAACAAATGTGAACGCTGAGACTGCTCAAGTTTGGTCCGCTTCTAAATTTTTGACATTAGACACTTATGTTCAACCAACAGTAGCTAATGGTTTCATTTATAAAGTAACTAAAGCAGGTACTACAGATGGAACAGAGCCTACATCATGGGTGAAAGTTGAAGGAAATCCTGTACTTGATGGAACAGTAGAATATATGGCTATTCAAATTGAGAAAAAACCTAATGCAAAAGAGATTTTAGGCTTCGCTAACAACACTGACGTTAATGGTGGTAATGCTGACTTAGCAGGTGGTAACTTTGTACAGATTTCTGTGTTTGCAGATGTGCCAATCACAGCGTCAGCAGGTAAAAATCTGTTAATCCAACGTGTTTCTTACCGTTATGTGTAAAAATAACATAATGATACTTTAGAAATAAAATAATGATTTTACAGGGTAAGGGGCTTTCTCCCCTACCCTATTTTTTATGGGTTTATTTAAAGAAAACTTCAATGCAATGAAGGAGATGATAAGAATGTTATTCTCAAACTCAAGAAATGCTCAAGCAATCGGTATTCCTTTCAATTGGAACGCTGATTATGTAAATGGTAAAAACTATGCTGAGTATGACCTACTCACGCATAAGAAAAATGATTATTATTTTATTCAGAGAAATCAGGTCATACGTTTTGGTTTGTTTGGTCAAGGAATGAAATTTTTCTTCGAAATGGCAGATGGCTCTTTTAACCTAGGTGGTAAAAGAATTGAAATCGAGTACATTGATGAAGATGGAAAGACTTATCATTTAACAACAAACTTTGAAGACAAAGACCTTATTACATATAAAGAAGCTTATTCTGACTTCAATGGTGTACAGGGTGCTGTACAACGCTCAGATATTAAGTCAATTAATTTTGGCTACAAAACATTTTACAAGAATGATGATGTTCAATTATTCTTTCAGCCTATTGTCTCACTTCCCTTTAATGATAGTGCTTTTATTGAAGTTAAGTTAACTTCCAATAAATCAATGGATGGTTATTTGGTATTCAAAACAAGAGGGATTGAGGTGGAACGCTTCTATGCCCCTTTAGAAGCCAATCGAGCAGGTCAGTTGAATTGGACTATTAAATAGTTAACAAAGAAAGGAAAATCACTATGAAAAGATTTTGGCTACATTTACCATTGAAAAATGATTCATTGGAAATAACAACTGCTAACAACAAACTATCTTTATTTGAGTCTTCAAATGAGAAAGTTTATACGATAGAAACGGGAAAATACTCACTTAGAACGCTAATAGACAATCTTATTAGCAAAGGATTAAACGTAAAAATTGGAGAAATTAAAGCACCTAAAAACACAAAACTATTGGTGTTGTTCTTAGATAATTCATTTACAAACGTAAGTGGTAGTTTTGTTACTTTTATTGGTGGCATTGAATCTATCGATACAGGCGATAGGCAAGATGGCAATATAATCATACTCAACAATTAAGAAAGGAAAATGCTCATATGGCTCTTATAGGCGGTAATATAGAGAAGAAGGAAATAGGCTTATCTATCGGTGTTTCAGGAACACATGATAAAACTAAAATCAACAAAGGCACAGGTTTTTTAGAGTTAGTTGATATTGATGTAGATGGTGAAGGAAGACCTATCTATGTAGAGCAAGGCTCTTGGACTTCTGATGTTATTGATTTAGGAGATATTTTTCAAGACTTTGAGAAAGTGTTTATAGACAGCACAGTCAATGGCGCAAGCTCTTTCGCTGTTTTAACAAGGGTATCATCAAATAATTATGATTGGGCTGATTGGACACCAATTGCAGAAGATGGAACAATTCAGTCTGATACAAAACAGTACATTCAGGTAAAAATTGACCTGTTTGCAGGGTTTGTTACTGATGGCTTCATAATTGCTAAATCAGATTTCAATACCAATGAATTTCTTGAAGAAAAGGAAGTAAAAATAGGTAGGTATGTTGTTCCTAAATTAACATCAAACACTTCGTCAACCGAAGGTTTTGCATTTGCTGAAACAAGATATAGCACTACCTATGACGTATGGTACGCATTTGATAAAGCAGATAGAAGTGAAGGATATTGTTCTGCTAATGGAGTTAAAACAGGGTTCTTAGGTTTCTGTTTTAAAAATAGCGTGGTAGTTTCTAAGTACAAGATTAGAAGCAACAATGTCTTATCAACAATGGTTAAATCATGGGTTCTTCAAGGCTCAAAAGATACAACAGATGGTACTAATGGAACTTGGGTTGACTTAGATAAACAAACTTATCAGGTTTGGACTACAGGGTACACTGATAAAGTATATGAAGTACCAGTCTCAAAAAGGTCTAATTATATTGCCTACAGAATTAAGTTTTATGAGATAAATGGTGGCGCTTATGCAGGTGTAGGAGAATTAGATTTCTATGAGGAAGGAAAAACTTCATTAAGTCTTAAGCGTAATTATCTCTACGACATGGAATTAGATTCAACTTGGTCAGACACAGGAAGTTTACACAGAAAAAAAATCACTCGTAATGATTTTATAAAAATTGATAGATTGTATATTACTGATAAGTAAGAGGTGAGAAAGTGGAAACAAGAGCTATAAAAGGTGGAACTATTAAGTATAATGTATCAACCCCTAGTACAAATACAGTTGAGTTTTGGATTAAATTAACAAATGAATTTTCACAAGCATTTCGCCTATTTAGTGATAACAGAAGTAGCACTCTTGCAGAAATAGCTATTGATGGAACAGGTAGAATAGGTGCTAGACATGCTGTAAACAGCTATGGCAACTCAGGGTCAGTTTACTATGGAAACACAAAATTAGAGAAAAACGAAGCGTATCATGTTGCAGTAACTATGGGTGGTAATGGTTGTAAAATATATGTCAATGGAGTAGTTGACTATTCAAGCAATGCAATACTTGCAGAAAGTAGAAATGTTAATAAGCTAACTATCGGAAATAGTGTAATAATTGAGTTCCCTAGATATTGGAATAGACAACTAACTCAGGATGAAATTGTTGAAAGCTATAAAAACAAAAGAAAACTTATTTCAAACATAAGTGGACTAATTATGTATGACCTGTTTGATGAAGCCACAGGCTCTAAAAATGAAGTAACCAATACCCCAACAAACGCTTCTATTACCTACCACTCAAAAAAATCAATCCTTTATGATAACAAATCTTTTATTTACCATGAGGGATTATACAAAAAATACAGTAATGAAACTTTGACAGGAAATGTTATACCTACTTTGACTGATAATAATGTCTCTACTGATGGTATTGCAAGAGCTAGTAGTGAGTTGGGTGGAACAACATATTACGCTTATGCCTATAAAGCTTTCAACAAAACTAATGCTGCTTATGCTTCATCTGATATTGACGCTTGGCACACTAGTTCAGGGATAGTTACTAATAGTTGGTTATCCTATGAGTTCAAATTACCAAAAACTGTGGTAGCATATTCACTAGTTCCATTCAACTACGCAGAAGGTTCAGCAAGGATGCCTAAGAGTTGGGTTTTTCAAGGTTCAAACAACAACACAGATTGGGAAAATTTGCACACTGTAAACAATTCAACAGGTTGGGGAACAACTGAGAAAAGAACTTTCACTTTCAGTAATAACAAAGCTTATACACACTATAGAATATATATTTATAGCAACAATGGTAATTCAACATACATTGCTATTGGCGAACTAGAGATGTTTGAGGTTGAGTTTGCTAAGGGATGGACAGCGATTTCAGACACTCTCCCTAAACCACAGCAATTCCTTGAAAAAGGTATGAACAATCTATCTCCCCTACTTGACCGTAAAATAGAAACATTAGAACCAATCCCGATGACACAAAGAAATGACATTTTAGATGTTGGTGAGGTTGGCAAGGTGTTCAGCAAGACTATAGAATTAAAGAAATATTTAGATATTAGAAGTATAAGAAATGAGGTGAAATAATGGCAGGACAAGCAAGACCCCCTCACTTAAAAGGTGTGTATGAATCTAGTATTACTATATTGTCCTCATACCACGAAGGAGCAGACCCAAAGTCAATATTATTAAATGGTGTAGTAGGTGAGGGATTATCAAACGCTACACTTCTAAACACAAATGGCTATATTGAATTTTCTTGTAGCGAAGAAATTACTTTGTGGGCTTGTGGTGGATATTACTCAGATGGTGGTGGTAACTCAGGCTCAGGAAAAGTCTTCATTCAGAAAAAACAAATTGATGGAACTTTTGTAAATCTAAAAGAAACAAATTGTCCCTTAAATACTACTATTTGGTTAGATATGACAGGCAAAATATCAGCAGGCACTTACCGAATTGCCACTTCAACTTCAAGATACCCTGTATTCTCAGAGTTCTTCGCACAAAATATGGTAGTAAATAAATCATTTGTTTTACATGATGGTGAATATAAAAAATGGGATGAAGAAATACCAGAAAAACAAGAGGTTTGGTCAAATGATGCTATTAATCTTGTTCAAAAAATGACTTCTAATTCATCTAATGGTCAAATTGCCTTTTGGACATATAACACAAGTAAACCAGGGGCAGGTATTGCATATAATGTGTTTGATTATGCTACTGGTTCAGAAAATAGTGGCATTTCTAGGGATGGTAGTTCAGGTATTTTAGGTATTATATTCTCAAAAGAAGTCACTGTTGCTAGATATGAAATAGAGGCACACAACATAGCAACATACGCTCCTAGAATATTCAATATAGAAGGCTCGAATGACTCCACTACAGGACTAGATGGTACATGGACAAAAATTGATAGTAGAACAGGAATCTATTTTAGTGCAAATGAGAAGAAAACTTTTACATTAGAAGAACAATCTACATTCAGAGCATATAGATTAAATATAAGTGCAACCAATCACTCATATACAGGGTTTGCAGAACTTCGTTTTTTCCCACCTAAGGTATTGCTTGAGAAACATGTGGATAGAATACCTGCTCATTGGACAACGGTTTCTTCTACTCTCCCAAGCTCTACACAATTCCTAGAGCGAGGAATAGACAATCTATCTCCCCTATTTGGCCGAAAAGTAACAGAGTTAGAGCCTACTACAATGACAGATAAAAGTGGGATTTTAGGTGTTGGTGAGACAGGAAAAGTATTTAGTAAAACTATTGATTTAAAGAAATATTTTGATATTAGAAACTTAAACGTTGAGGTGAGATAAGATGCCTAAAATAAGAATAAACAGTCAGGTGTTAACTTTTAATAATATCTACTATGTTGATTCAACAAAAGGCTTAGATACAAATAATGGCTCAATATCCTCCCCTTTTCTAACTGTAAATTATGCAGTTTCAAAATGCGCTACAACAGGTGACGCAATTTTTGCATTAGCAGGAACACATAATGTAACAAGAATAGCAGGAACATATGACTCAGGTGGACTTTGGGATGATAACAAAGCAATATCCTTTATTGGTGAAAAAGGAAAAACAATCTTTGTATGTGATGGCACTAAACACAGTGGTAGAGATACGCATTGTATTATGTTTAAAAATGCAGGAACAAAAGCATACCAAATAACATTTGACTACAGTGTTGGCAATAGAACAAACAACTACTCTACTTCAATTTGTGGTATTGGAGATGCAGTCACTAGAGGTGAGGTTATAAACTGTTTGTTTAAGATTATTAGTCCTAACCCTAACTTTTCCTACTCAAATGCAGGAACATCTATTACAAAATTCACAAACTGTACATTTGATGTTACAACTAATTTTGTAGGAAGTTATTCAGGTAGTAATGGAATCACACTAGAGAATTGTGTAACAAATTTTTCTTTTTACAGCGAAGGTATTAAAAAAAATATTTATGATAAAGTATCTTTTAATCCAAAATACCATGTTACTAATCTTAATGAGAACGTTCTAGATATTGGTATATATTCGGGTGACTTTAATTGGACTCTTGGAAGAAGCCTTCTTCATTCGAACAATAAAGCGTATTCATTAGAATTTACTGACATTTGGTATAACACAAAAATGACATCTGATACCTCTCCCTCTCCATTGATGGCTAGTGCGAGTAGAATTTACGGTACGGCATACCCTGCTTGGAAAGCATTTGACAATGAACTCACGACATCTTGGCTTTCATTAGGTAATACAAATGAATGGCTTACTATAGACTTAGGAACAAGGAAACAAATTGACTCTATTAGTATTCAAGGAGTATCATCTGCTATTACTACCTCTTATTTAACTACAGCTACTCCAAAAAACATGAGACTTCAAGGTTCTAACGATAATATTGTTTGGGATGACTTACATGTTTCTACCAACTTATCTTGGACAAAAGAAGAAATAAAAACTTTTTCTTTTCCTGTAAAAAAATATCAATACATTAGAATTTTTGTAGAAACTAATAATGGTGCTCCATATATAGGAATTAGTGAAGTTAGAGTAGGATTTAGTGGTAATGGTATGGCAGAGTATGAAATGAACTTTCTTTCTATACAAAACTTCGTAAATTATGGTAAACCATTATTTTCAAAATTGAATCAAGCGATAGGTACTAAAAACTATATTCTACAGGAGGGTACAGTATCAGAACATGAGCAAGGTTTTTGGATAAAAAAACTAGGTAAAAAACCACTCAGCATTAGTTTTGATTGAAAATGAGGTGATAAAATGGCAGTAAAAGATATAGCTTTCAAGTGTACTAAAGCAAGCGCATACTACGCTATTGGAGGGATTAGACTTTATGATAAAAATGACAATATATATCCTATAAAGTTTTCATCAAAGAATGGTCTAACTTCTAATAAATTTTACATTCAGGGAACAGATATAACAGGAACAGTAAGTACCACAAATAGTTATGGAACTTACTATTTTGTCGATTCTCCTTTTGATACTGATAAATTAATTGTAACTAATTATCCTAGTGCCAACTATTGGTTAAGTAGTTCAGTAGACACAATAAAAATAACTTTTGATAAGTCTGTGAAAATAAGCAGGATTGATTTTGTTCCTTATTGTGGAAATGGCTCAGATAGAAAGCAAAACGCAGTTGAAATAATTGTAACAGATGAATCTCAAAACCTATTGTTACAAGAAAAACATATTACTTCAACCTATGTGGAGAACCAAGTCTACTCAGCATTAACACCAACACTAAGTTCTTTTAAGAGTGTATTACTAAAATCAAATGATAGTATTTATTCTTATGAATCAAACAATGTTAAGCATGTAACAAAAATGACTTCAAACACAACACCTTCACCTCTAGTTACATGTGCAAGTAGTATATATTCATCAAGTTACCCTGCTTGGCTTGCATTTAATGGTACTAGAACTGATGTAAATAACTGTTGGATAACTTCATCTTCATTACTAACAGACCAATGGGTGCAAATTGATTTCAAGGATAAAAAAAGAGTGAATCACATTGAAGTGGTTGGAATGGGTGTCAACACAACATCAAGCCCAAAAAACTTTACTGTATTTGGTTCAAATGATGGAATTACCTTTTATCCTGTACTTAAAATAAACAATCAAATGAATTGGGGAGTATTTGAGAGTAGAGGATTTAGTTTTAATCATATTGTAGAGTATCGCTACTATAGATTTCACATACATGATAACAATGGTTATGCAACTTATTCAGGGGTTGTTGACATAGTCTACTCACTTAATGGTTCAGCTCTTATGATGCTAAATAATTCTTCAATAAAATCTTTTCTTAACTATGGAAGCACTAGATTGTTTAATATGAATAAACCTATGGGAAATATGGGGTATGTTTTAGAAGGAATAATAACAGATAATTCCGAATACATTATGATGAAAAAAATAAACAAAAAACCACTCAGCATTAGTTTTAATTAGTGCTGAGTTTTTGTTTGGAAAAATAAATTAAATAGACAAAAGGAATGACAAGATGTATAGATACTATAGATTTTATATGTTTGATAACTATGGCGGAACATATATAATGATTTCAGAAATGGAATTTTTAAACAAGGGTTTTGATTTAACAGATGGTCTACCTAGTTCATCTTTCACTTCATCATCATCTTATTCTGCTTCATATCCACCGTCAAGAGTATTTGACAATATTTGGAACGAAAGCAACGCAGGATGGCAAACAGTTAATGGTGCAACTACAAATCAATGGATTATTGTTGATTTTGGAAACAAAGTATCCATTGATACAGTTAAATATCAGTCTGATTCATACACTGGTGCTAACTGTGGTGTCAGGAATTATATGGTTGAAGGAAGTAACGATAGCACAAAATGGGACAAAATAACTAGTGGAACATTAGTACAAGGAACTTCAGTTCAATCAATTACAATACCACCACCGAAACAGTCTTTTCTCGTTATTAAAAGCCCAACAAACAATAACACCTATTCCCTTTCAGACAATACTCTTATTCACCTTCCTGACAACACAACTGAAAGCATTATTGAACATGGGATTGAGCAAGGCAGGTATATTCAATTAGATGTTCCTTTTGATAAACATAGATACTTTAATAACACTCCTGTTGCTATCACAAGTGGAAAAGTGTTTACACATGAAATTGGTAAGTTAAATACTTTGAGTATCAGAGGAATTACAGAAGAAAAAAGTATTATGACCACTTGGCATAACACAAAAATGACTTCTAATAATGCCCCTTCCCCATTGGTTGCTAGTGCGAGTAGTGAATATTCTATAGGTAGTGTATTTTCTGCTTACTTAGCTTTTAATGGTCAAATAAATACAACTGCACCACTTGACTGTTGGGCTACCTCAAAAAATATTAACACAGGTTGGTTGCAATTAGATTTTGGTAAACCTACAGAAGTGAATTTATATTCAATATCAACAAGAGGTGAAAAGGCAACAGCTCAGTTTGCTTTTACATCTGCACCTAACACTTGGAAATTAGAAGGGTCAAATGATGGTGTTTCATTTGATGTTGTCCATGAAATCTCTAATGAAACAAGTTGGAGCGCAAACAACAGTGAGCTAATATTTTCACTTCCTGAAAAAGTCTCATATAGATTTTATAGATTAAATGTTACAAGAAACAATGGTAACGCACTTTACCTAGCAATTGGTCAATTAAAGTTTGGAACAAGAGAGGTGAAATAAATGGCAACTACAGAGCAATTAATGGCACAATATGGTGTCGCATGGTTTGGTTTTGATGAAGCAATTGGTAATGTTTATGATAAATTAGGTCTATATGTAGGCATAGATGTGACTGCTACTAGAACAACAGGATGGAACAACGATGGTAATTCTTTACTATTTAACGGTACAAGTAATGCTGTATCTATGAATTTTGGTTCTAGCCTATCAGGAGAATTAACAATTAGATTCAAGATTAAGTTTAATCAAAATAATAATACAGAATATGTATTTGCAACGCATAACAATGCTGCTACTCAAAAAGGCTTTAATTTCTGTAAGGTGACAGGCAATACTTTAAGATGGAACTTTTTTAGTGAAGCTAATCAACCAAGCTTCGTGTTAAATTCGTCAAATAAAATAACACCGCAAGTTTGGTATGACGTTATGCTGTCTTGGAATGGAAAGGCAGGCTCTCTAGCTTCCATGTACATCAACCAAGAGTTAGCAGGAGTGGTCAGAGCAGAGCGCCCTAATAATGGTAGTGCTTTTAACTTAGCCATAGGAAGACTTTCTAATCTATTAAATGGGTGGTATGCAGGTCAATTAGATGATTTACAAATCTACAATAAAGCTCTCTCCCCATCTGACTTCGAACAAAAACGATTAGTAATTAAATCAACAGACAATAAAAACCTTGTTTTATCTCCTACCTCAACACGTGTAAAAGAGATTCCTAACACAGCAGAATATATGATGTTAGCTCAAGGTGGTGTAGTTAGGGAGATTGACTCAGCAGTGGATAGACCACCAATTGATTTCACTAAGCATACAACTGAATATGAGCTTGTAACTAATAACAGAACACCATTAGGAAAAGGTAGAATGTTTACAATTCCTATTGGTACTGATTTTAAAACAGCAATGATTGAGGACAACTATTAATTGGTTGTCCTTTTAATATGGAAAAATATTGGGGGTCAATACAATGGCTAATAGTAAAGATAATTTAAGTAAATATGGCAAAGCCTTTATTAGTTTTGATGAAGCTAGTGGTAATACAATGGATTCCATTGGTGGGTACACAGGAGCTTTAAATAATGCCCCTACTCGTGTGACAGGTTGGAATGGTCAAGGTTATGCAATGAGTTTTAATGGAACTAATCAGTATGTAGAGTTTAATGGAAGCTTGATTTCAGTAGGAGTATTTTCTATTAGATTCAAGCTCTACATTACTTCTTTAACATCTTCATCTGAGAGAGCAATTCTTGACACAATGGATTTTGTAGCTAGTACCAACTCAGGGGTCACAATACGCTTAGAAACAGATGGAAAACTAGGAGTTACTATAGGTGGAGATAGAACAGGTAAATATGCTCATGTAAATACATTAGCAACTATAACAACAGGAATATGGAACGATATTTTAGTTACTTATGATGGGACAGCAACGGTTAACTCTATAAAAATATATATCAATGATTTATCAACGCCATCACCTCAAAATATAGTAGCAGGAGGTTTTGATTTCGTTGGTTTCAGTTCACATAAATACAACTTAGTCATTGGTAAGCGAGCGGTATCAGCAATAAACTACTTTAATGGACAGCTAGACTCAATAGAAATCTACGACAGAGTAATCTCCCCTACCACTGATAAATACCTAGTGCAACACAACGCAGACTACAAATACCATAATGGTACTGCATGGCAGTTAACAACACCAACAGAAGAAAACTTTATGCAGTATGGTATGAACAATCTAAACCATATTACAGAAAAACAATGGAAAGAGTTAACAGGAGATAAATCAGTAATTATGTGGTCTGACTTTGAAGATAAGCAATACACATCGGTTGTGTTAAACAAAGAGAGCTTCAAAGCACAAGATTTACTAGGTGACTCAGCTCAAGCAATTTACTACTCTGATTCAGACACTTCTAAAATCGCTGTAGAAACAGGTGTTGAACCTTATAGTGTCTATGACTATATTGGTGAGCTACCTACAGTAGCCATTTATACAGAGTCTAATGATGATATTGTTGTATCGACTAATGTTGAGCCATTTGATATTTATGATGAATTTGGTGAAAGTGTTGAAGTTCTTTATTACACAGATGATGAAACTGTAACAAATGCTGATTTAATTCTTGAAGCTAATTGGTCGCCTATAGATGAACTTGAAGGTGATTTTGAAGTAGTGACATGGACAGATGAAGGTTCTGATACTGCTAAACGAGTGCTTGATATGAAAGCAATACCACAACCTCAATTCGTTAAACTAGTTAACCCTAAACGTTTGTATGGTTCTTTAGATGATGTATTTGTCAATGATATTTCACAATCCTATCGTGATGAAGCTCGTTACTTTGTCGGTAGAGAAACACCTGATAAATGGTATGTATGGGACAAAAAAGAAAAGAAATTCGTTGTTGCTGATGCTTCAAGTCCACAAAAAATCATGTTAACAGGCATGACTTACAAAGACTTAAACAATATCACTGATATACAATGGCGGACATGGACAAGTGACTACATTAATATTGGTATGTTTATTACAGACAACCCTCGTGACACAATCAAAACAATTGTCGAAGAAATCTCGTTCGAAGACTATCTCCCTCGCGATACGACAACTATTGAAAACTCAAGTCTATACATCTTAAACACTACTGCTAAAATTGACATTTCTTTTGACACAAATGTTCTTAGGGCTGTGTTAAGTGATGATGATTTAACGCGTGTTCAATATCGTGTATTACTAAACAATGGCTACTACTACCCTTCTGATGGAAGCTTTACTAAACTAGGTGAATCCCCTCAGAATATTGAGTTAGCGATTGGTAGTAAAGACATTAGGATTGATAATTGGAACACACTTAAAGTAGAGTTCCAAGATTTCTTTGGTACAACTGATTATTGGTCTACTCAATTCATGGGAACATATACAGGTCTTATGTTCAAAGATGTATATGGTCAATACTTCTCTAGTGAAATCGGTGAAGTTCTTCAATATCTTGATTTTGGTATCATCATCGCAGGTCAAACTACAATTGAACATGAAGTATTCCTTAAAAACCAATATGGCTATGATGTTAAGGATATTCACTTGTACGCTAATACAGCAAACTTCCCTTCAGGAATGACTTGTGAATTTAGTACAAGCTCATCTCCTTTTACACCTCGACCTGATTTAAGACTAGGTGGCGTGTTAAAAAACAATGAAGAAATTCCATTTTTTATTCGACTAAAATCTGAATTAGGTTCAACGCCTGACGTTAACGGTTCGTTCGACATTATCGTGAGAGCAGACAAAGCCTAATCACAATACAATGTGATAAGGAAGTGAGATTATGGAGGATCAAGATTTTGGATTAGAAACAGACATTTCCTCTCATAGAATTAAATTAGAAACTGAGAATACAATACCATTTGATAAATCTTTTGATGTATATACTGAAATTGAAGTAAGTCCTCACAACAGTTTTAAAGCAACATATAAGCTAATTGCTGTAGGAAAAATAGAGCAAGATGTTGAGATTATAGCTAGACCTTTAAATGAAAGTAGAGTACAAACTGAGCTTATTTCTCGTGCTTTAAGTGTCAGTAATAGAGACACCTATTTAAACATTATGTATCGTGGTAACTCAGAAGTTTATACTGAGATTCAACCTATTGGTTACAACTTCCTAGAAGCAGAGATTGAAGTACCGCCTCATAATAGAATGTATGCTATTTATGAAGTTCAACAACCACCTATCGTTACAGATGTGTACAATCCTACTCAAGACGCTTTCACAAGAGAAGAAGCAGCTTACCAATCAATCAACTATGGAAGTAACTCATCTATGGTTGTTGGTCGCAGTAAGGATGATATTTGGCGCTCATTTGTGCAATTTGACTTATCTTCCATTCATCCTTCCTATGTGCTAAAAGAATCCTATTTACGTCTATACTACAAAGGTGCAGACCCTGAAAATCTTAAACTAGAAATATTAAATGCTAGTAGTGAGTGGCAAGAAACTAACATTACTCACCTAAATAGGCCAATCCCAATTGATTTAATTGCCGATAAATTCACTGGTAATAGCAATCAAAGATACATAGAATTTGATGTACTTGAAATTGTTGAATATTGGGTTGCTCTAGAAAAAAATAATAATGGTTTTATTATTCGTTTATCCAATGAAACTGCTTTTGGACAGGCAATCTTCTATACAAGGGAAACGTTTTCCCCACCTGAATTAATTGTAAAATACTACGATTCAAGGATATTCTCTCAAGGAAGAAGTCAGCAACTTACTGAAATCTTTGCCTATAAAAGAAACCATTCTGAAAGGTTTACTGAGGTCACTGTTGATTCCATTTTCAGTTTTGAAAATATTTATACTGAAATCTACGTTCATAGACCAGAAGTTCCTTTAGACTTCGAAGCACAAGCTGAAATCACCATCACCAAGCCATATATAGAGACTGAGATCATTTCATCGATTCGTGATAAAAATGAGGTTTTGATTGAAGTTGGTGTTAGAAGGTCATTAGAAGGAACAATATTTACTGAAGTTACAATTAATGCGCCCTTTACTTTAGCTCAAATCGACTGCGCTAGAATTGACACAAGTTCTTTGGATACAACTGTTTCGATAACAAGACCTTCCATCAATGCTGAAATTTCTGTACCATTCCATGACAAAAATGAAGTTTTCACAGAAATTGAAATCAATGATATTTGGACTTCTATTGTTTACACAGAACTTTTTGTAGCAAAAGATAAAATAGCAATAGAAATCACGCCTAGGGTTGGTAAAGATAGTAATCTCTTTGCCGTAATTCATGTCTCAAAACCAAAAATTGAAACAGAAATTGAAATTAAACATAGAAATGACATTTTGGTAGAAATTGAACCTAATATTAAGTCAGATGTTTTCACTGAAATCATTGTTTCTAAGCCTTACATCGATGTATCTATTGCCGTACAGCTTTATGATAAATCCGAGGAAGATACCGAAATATTCGTTAAATTTGTTCAAGCTATTTTTAGTGAACTTAACGTAAAAGCCGTAAGCCAAGTTGATACTGTAATTGATATTAAAATGGTATCACAAGTTCATACTGAAATTTCAGTAAACAGAAGATTCGTTCAAACAGAGATTACCATTCCAACATGGGCTGACCAGGAAGTTCCGGCTATTATTGAGCCTCGTATCTTAATGGTAGATAACAAAATAACAATCATTACTGTCAATGGTTCAGTATCAGGCTACGCATTTATACTGTAAAAGAAATGGAGAATATTAACTATGATAATGAAAAACTATGAAATTGGAGAATTACAATCATTCCTTTTCAATTTAATTCTCAAGGGTAAAGAATCTAGAATGCGAACTAGGTTTATTAAATTATTGGAAGATCAAATAGAGCTATTAAAGATAGAAAGGCAACAGCTTATTAACGATTACGCTTTAAAAGATGAGAACGGTAAAATCGTTACTGAAACGAAGGAAATACATAACAAAGAGGAAGAGATTGTACTATTTCAATGTGAAGAAGCTGAAAAAGAAGCACAAATGCAAATTATGCTAATGATGAATGAGGATTATATTATTGAAGAAACGGCCGATAAAATTGAAATGCTTACAACTTTACAAAGTATCATTTTAAACTGTGATTTAGAGTTTACGGGAAATAAGGCTGTCCTCTATGATCGATTTTGTGAAATTTTTGAAGAGATAGAACTATTAACAGACTGAGGGTACTCAGTATAAATTTTTAAAGGATAGATGAATTACTACATCTATCCTTTTCTATTTTACAAAAGTTGGTGATTACGTGCAAAATGAAAAATTTGGTGAAAGATTAGCTAGTGCAGAAGTTGAAATTAAGAATCAGGAAAACCGAATTTCAAAATTAGAAGGTAATCATGAGTTACTTTACCGCTTAACAATTGTATCTGAACAACAGCAAGAAATGAATAAACATCAACAAATACAACTAAATAGAATGGATAAGACTTTTAACAACATCAATATGAATTTAACAAAATTAAATATGTCTCAAGTTGAATTGCAAGAGGATGTTAAAGTTATTGGAAAACGAGTAGACAGCATTGAAGATGATTTGAAACAGGAAACTGCAAAAGACAATATTTCTATTAGCGACATGATTAAACAATACCTACACTGGTGGATTCTCATTCCCACTATAATAATTGGTGCTTTAATTTTAAAAACTTTAGGTCTATAAGAAAGGACTTGATATTTATGAAAATCAATTGGAAAGTTCGCATTCATAATCCCCAATTTTGGATTACGGTCGGATTATCTATTATTACCCCCCTATTTGCCTACTATGGCATTACAGGAGCCGATTTAACCACCTGGTCTAGTGTAAAGACCTTACTCGTCAACGCAGCCTCCAATCCCTATATATTAGCCTTAATGGCCGTCAGTACATATAATGCCGTTTTAGATCCAACAACAGCTAGCGTAAGTGATTCATCTCGTGCCTTAATGTATAAGAAACCGAAACGAGATGAACGAAAATGGTAAGTTTCATTAGTCCTGTAAGAGATGCAAGATTAACAAGCAAGTTTGGGTGGAGAAATATTGGGTTTGGACAAGAATGGCATCAAGGAGTTGATCTTGCTTCAACAGGAAAAGTCCCAATTTATGCTAGTGCTACTGGAATTATTAGCCGTGCACAAGCGTTAAGTAGCTATGGGAATGTAGTGATGATTAAACATATCATTAACGGCAAAATTTACGAAACGAATTATGCGCATTTAGATTCGTCTTGTGTTCATGTTGGTCAAAGAGTTCTGCAAGGACAGCAAATTGGTGTGATGGGTAAGACTGGTCGAGCATACGGGATTCACCTTCATTTTGAAATTCATGAAGGCCTATGGGCTAAAGGTCAGCCAAATGCTGTGGATCCGATGAAATTTATTTCTTTAACAAATACTATCTTAGCTAACAAAGGAGAATTAACCATGTCACAATATACAGAATTACTCAGTAAAATAAAAGAGCTTGAGGAGGCAATAACAACAAAGCAAGCCATTATCCCTTCTAGAAAACCCGCTAAAATACATAATACTGCATGGGAATGGTTAAGAAATAAAGGGATAACTGATGGCTCTAATCCTCAAAATTTCTTAACACGTGAGCAATTTGCAACTATGCTAAAAAGATATGATGATTCAATAAATAAACATTAATATTTCCTACACCATACATAATTTTCTCTACAAATTATCATAAATTCATTTTTCTCTATCTGAACCATGTTACAATAGAAAAGAATTCTGGCAACTAAGGAGATATGGCATGAAGCTTTCAACGATCTTAAATTTTTTAATTTTAGTATTTTTCACATTATTATTCGTTAATGATTTTTTCCCTGACACAGCTATTGCTGCACTATTAACTAAAAAAATAATTCTACTTCTATTGGTTGTTCTAGTCATCTCGCAGATAGCCTTAGATACGGATAGATTTAAAAAAATGTCAAAGAAGGCCTATGTTGGTTTAACACTGTATACGGTTGGTTTATGGATTGTATTAACATTACTTGGGGGCCAATCACAAATTGGTTTATCGTTCACTAGCCCTCTTTTCTATATCATTGTCGTGTTGCTTGGATTTGATTTAATGCGTATTTCGCGTCAAGCCAAACGAGAACAAACTGAGGAAAAGTAAAGCAAGAGTGGCGCTATCCGTCACTTTTACGACTTAATCCACCATTTCCTCATTTCTATCCGTCACTTTGGCGTTTCTATCCATCTACAACATAAAAAGCATGTCTCCGATTGACACTCCAATCGGTAGACATGCTTTTCTTAAGATTCTAATACATTTAATATTGCATCGAGTTCGTTAACAGCTAGATCTAAGCGTTCCTTCGCCTCGATATTTTGTTGTTTTAAATGACTAAACTCTAGCAAATTTTTTTCATGTTTTAATTTGATAGAAGATAGGCGTTCAATTCGTGCTTCTACTTTTTCTATTGCTTGCTCACAGACTGTTGTCCAAAGCTTTTCTGAATGCTGCATTTCAGTTGTTGATGGGTTGTGTTGACGCATAATTCGTGCAAAAACCATTTCAATTTGTTCAATTAATTCCGTATAAAAGTGTCGCTCTACACGAGTTGTTTGGAATGTTGGGTGTTCAACCTCTTTTGCATATGGAGTAATTTGGCGTAATAGTTTTCCAGCATTTTCTCCGAAAGCATGAGATAAATTCAAGACGTTCATTAATTGCAATAATAAACGAATTTCTTCTAGATTAATAAGTTGTGAATCGATGCTTTCTTTTAATTTCAATGATTCCATATAGCGTCGATCAAAATGTTCAATTTCGCCGTTGCGTTGCTCTACTAAATGTTCACTTGCATTGTCTTTTAAGCTTCTAATATAGCGAATAGCATGGTTCTTTAGCTCTTCTGTTGACAGCAAGTTGTCATTATCTTGTTGTGGTTTTCTTCGTTGAACATACGCAAATGCATCCATTTTTTTGGGCCATTTTGCTGCTTGAGTTTCTTCTAAGACATTATAGCGTATATAAATTCCGTGCATTCCATATCCTCCAAGTCCATAAACAAGTATCTCTAAAGACAATAAATCGAATACGGCATTTTTTCAAGTAAAAAACTTTTAATAATTGAAAATCCTTCTTTTTAAGAATAAATCAAAAATCCCGAATAGTCGATACTATTCAGGATTTTACTATTTTTAACATTAAAACC